GCCTTCTCCGACTCCTCCCCTATACTCCGGGCCATCCCGGCGATCCCTCTCAGATCGACCTGCGTCCGATTGTAACGATCTTGCTCGAGAGCTTTCATCCCTCCGACCGTCTCGATGAGAGCCGCGAGCCGCGCGTTGGTCTCCGCTTGCGCCGACGAGAGCCGACTGATCTCGGTCGTGAGCCGCCGCACGTCGTCACTAAGAGGCATCGAGCGCCTCCCGATATCTCTCGGGGAGATGATCCATCGGATCGCCCCACGGAGTCCAGACGCGATCTCCAATCCGGACCTTCGTCCCGGCGTGGCGATAGCCGAAGAACCATGGCGGGATCCGCGCTACAAGATCGTTCCCGTAAACCACCCGGTGAACCGAGACCAAACTCTGGACCTCGGAAATGAAGCCGCGATTGCCGGTCCGCGGTCCGGCGAAGGTCGTAACGCTAAAGCTCATCCCTCGTCCGAGATCCCACGCGGCGATAAGAGCGAGAGCCGCCCCAAGCGAGTAGCCGGTAACGTGGGAGACGAGTCCGGCCGACGGCCAGATCGCACGGACGACTTCATGTCGAATCGACTCCCATGCATTAAACCATCCGGAGTGGATTCGCGTTTTCCAGATCGAGCGCCCTCGAGAATCGAAAGAGACCTTCGAGACCTGGACGTTGCGAATCCAGTCCTCGATCCCTTTGGTCGGCGGGAAGGCGAGGACGCATCGGCCGCCGACATCCGGTTGGTAGACGTAAGCTTGGGTGTCGGTCGACGGCTCGGAGACTTCTCGCGCGAGCTTCCATCCAGGAACAGACTTCCCGAAGCAGGCATCGAGAAGCTCTCTCCTATTCAGGCAGGAAGCCCTCGGCGTAGCTCTGAAGCTGGTTCTCATAGAGAGTAGCGAAGTCGGCTTCGAGCCCTTCAAGCTCCTCGATCGTCGTCGCGTCCCGAATCTGGCCGAAGCGAGTCGATAGACCGTTGCGGAGATTCACGCGCTTGGCGACCTCTGCATCGTATTCGGCTTGAGAATAGCCGGAAGCCCCGCCCTGCTCTTCGAAAGCGTGGATGATGATATCCGAGAGAGCGAGGATCTGCGTCGCGAATCCGGAGAGAATCTTCGCAGCTTCGAGCTTCCGAGCCCCGAGCCGGGGCTCCCACGCTGAGCCGTTCCATCGAGCATACTCGATAGGAATACTCGGCTCCTCCAAGAAGGTCGTATCCCTTCCCGGCTGTGGTCGCGCGTAACTCGTTACCGGATTGCCCTGGGGATCGAGTTCGAAATGCCTCATCGTTAACCGTCCTTTCCTCTGCGATCGAACCAGCCGAAGGTGTTGACCTGGATGCTCTGGGACGTGTTCGCCGACCGGAACGCGATCTGGTTACTTCCATCGACACGAATCCGAGTCTCTACGTTCACGCTATTGCGGCCGCCGCCTGTCGTAACCGACCCGAGCCACATAGTCGCATTTGAACGTCCCGCCGCTGTATCCGGAAAATCCGTCTCGCGGACCCACACGATTCCAGTCCCGGCTCCGGAGGCGTGATCCATCCCGACGTTGAACCACCCGAAAGTGTTCACGGGAGCCGATACCGTAAGAAGCTGACGAGCAGTGGTCCCCGGTCCGGCTGCGGCGCGATCTTGCCGAACGGTATCCCACGCGAAGGTGTCTTCGACCTGACGAAAGGCGACGATGGCCCCCGACTCCCGGAGAATCCATCCGATGCGCCGCTTCAGCGTGTAGTTGGCGGGCATGGTCGGAGAGGTCGCACTGAGCGAGAAGAGAACGTCGACGACTCCGGTATCCGGCCGCTTGATAAGCCAGACCGACCACCAGTTATCGGAGATCGAGCCGGTGTCCCGGCCTCCGGAGTCGGTCCCCTCGGCCCACGCCGCATCAAGTTGCTTCGTCAATCCAGTCGCGAGGATGAGATTGTCGGACCGATCGTCCGACGCGGCCCGACCGGTAGCAATATCGATGTCGTTAGTCGCGTCCGTGACGTTGTTCGAGAGAGTAAGGCCACCGACCTCAGCGAGCGAATACTCGACGACAATCGGACGCCAAGAGGACCAGGCTCCTGCGACGTTGACCCGGTCCCATATTCCGCCGGAAGCTGCGGCCTCCCGAAGGACTTGCCAGACGTTATCGTCGTCATCCCGAGTGACTTTCAGATAAACGTTCCCGGCCGCTTGCGGACCGTTCGACGGATTCGATCCCTTGTAGAATCCGGACCGCAGGGCCGCATCGCAATCGGTAACGATCTCGGTCGTCGGCCTTTCTTCGACTATCGCGGTCCCGTCCGAGACGAGAGCGATCACTTCTCCCGGCCCGATAACCGCCGTCAAAGCTCCGGCGAGAGTAAGGTCTCCGCTTGCCGCCCCGTTCCAAATGATAACCCGAGTCCCAGGAATCGTCGGCACGTTGTTGAGCGTGAGAGTGATCGGAGCCGCCGTCGCCTTGATAAGCAGATTCGAATAGTATGTCGAGAGATCGATCGCTTGCGTCGTTCCGGCTTCGACGGAGTTCGGGAGAATCCGATCGAGAGCCACCCGCTTATCACGGTCGGTTCCGGTTCCTCGCAATAGATACAGAACGTCGGTAAGCTCGACATCCGTCACGGCCGGAAAATCGAGAACGGTCACACTGGCCATAGAAAGCCCTCCTTAATCTTCAACTCCAACTCCTTCGATAAAGTTCCCCTGAGCATCGACGATCTCATTCCCTTCGGCGTCGAGAATAGAAAGCGCGATAATCGAGATGACCGCGCAGATCGAGTTCCCTTGCGCGTCCACTATATCGTTGTCTTCCCCATCGACCAAGCACGAGAGAAGAAGCCCAAGGACTCCAGCCGGAGAGAAAAAGTCCAGCGAAGGACGCGCGATGTCCGCATCGGTAAGCAGATAGTAAGTCGCCGGAGCCGACGGGGAGCCGGGATAGTATTCGACGAAGGTCCCCCCGAAAAGTCCCGTGAGAATACTGATGATCTCCTCCGGAGTCCCCGACAGTCTCTGGGCCGCCTTCTCTCGAATCGCATCTCGGTATTCGGTATCGGTCCGCCCCGAGCGGGGCTCATCGAAAATGGCTCCGAGGATATCCAATTGCTCCCCGGAAGCTTCTTCGCTTTCCGCCCCCGCGACCGGATCGAGCCAAAACTCGTTCCGAATCTCGAAGGCCGCTTGCTCGACCTTCTCGATCGGACCGTTGAAAGCTCGGAGAATGAGTCGAAGACTCGACGGCTTGTACTGCTCGAGAAGAAGATCGAGAGTAACGTTGTCGTAATCGGCGATCCGCTCGATCTCGTGGCTCATGGGGTCAAGTCCTGGACTGTTATCCGGTCGGCGCTAAACTCGGCGATCTCTCGACCGGCAATCGGGATGTTCGCCTCCGCGTAGCTCGGAGAGTCGCCGGGATTCGGAGTCCCGTCAACTTCGATGAGAATACTCGAGATCCCCGGGACCGAATAGATCGGGATGGCCAACCTCTGATAGATCACGTCAACTCCAATCGTTTGGTTGGCCTCGGCCCATTCAACGATCGCGAGCTTGATCTCATTATCTCCGTCGGTCGGATAGACCTCCTCATCGTAGAGATCGCGCGAGACCCGAACGTGGACGTAGACGGGAATCGGGCGAGAGAAGTTGATCGTCTGCGTCCGGCCCTCCGAGTCGGTGATATCCTCCGACTCGCTCCCAAAGCTCGCGATCCCGGCCGGCATCGTATCCCAGATGACTTCAGCGATATCGCTATCGCTTCCGCCGACCACGACCGCTTCGAAGCTCTTCGGCGGACGGCCCTCGGAATCGACCGAATCGGTCCGGTTACTCGTGACGCTCGCGGCCTGAATCTCTTCGACTCGGTTCAGCAGGTTGTCCCGGATTGCTTCGTCAGTTCCCTTCCCGAGGAAGAGCGTAGCGTCCCGGCGTATCCTGAACTCTTCGTCGGTCTCGAGGTCCCGTCCGGTGATCCCGGCCGCCGGATTATTCGCGGAGTCCAGTCCTCCTACCGGCGTGACAATCTCGGTAAGGGTATTCGCCGGGATAGAAACGGAGCCGGTCTCGGTCGCGGTGAAGTCCGCTCCGGAGGCCAACTCATCCTGGGAGAAAGTCCCCGAATAGGAGACGGAAAAATCGGTCGAGACGAGCGTGAGGCGAAGCGCCGAGCTTTCGTTGCTCGGCGTTCCGGCCCAAGCCCCGATAGTCGTGATCTCCGAGACGAGCGCGTCCACGACATCGTCCTCGTCATCACCGGCAAGACTCGTATAGCTATAGGGAGTCCCGTCAATCGTGACCGTGTAGATTGTCCCGCCTCCCCCGGCCGGGGGATCCGGAGTAAGAAGAACGGTTCGAGCCGCCGCCTCAGAGATGGTCGTTGCCGCGTTGATGAGAAACTCGACGGTCCCATCGGGCTGACGCAGCCGGAAAGTCCCCGGAATCGAAGTCCCGTCCAGCCCGTAGAGAAGGACGTTTTCCACGAGAGTCGATCCGGCCTGGATTCGCCGGACTCCGGTTTCGGCCGCGATGTTATCGAGGGAGATTCCGGTCGCCTGGGATGGGTCCCGACTCGTGTAAATCTCCTCGAGAGCTTCCCAAGCTTGGGCGAGGGCTCGAGACTGAATCCCGATGATCTGCCCGAACGGTCCTTCGGGGGAGAGGTCGATGTCCTCCCCAAACTCGGTTTGGTACTCGGTTTCCAGATCCGCCTTGATCTCCGCGAGAGTCGGCCGGACGAATCCGTCGTCAGTTACATAGGTCCCCATCTAAACCTCCGCGATCCCTTCGGCGATCTCTCCTTCGTCAGAGAGGACCTCGAATGAGACCCGATATTCCCGAGTCGCCCCGATGTACTGCGTCTCAAAAGAGATCACCCGCGCGACTCCTTCGACTCCCGAAACTACCGAGAGGAAGATCGAGTTGACCTCGTTCAGGTCTTGCTTCCCGAGGATCGACTGGAACCACGGAACCCCACCTTCCCGATCGAGGAACCACTCGCCGCGGAACCACCGGAGAGTCGACTCGATCTTCTGCGCGAGATAGTCTGAGCCTTCGATGAGCGCGAGTTGGTAATCGGAGACCACAAGGTCTCGAGTCGCCGGATCGATTTCAAGGTTTCGCGCCATCTCTCTAATCCCTCAAGAGATCGCCGAGCGCGGTCTTGGCCGCTTGCGATCTCGTCTTTCCCGTAGTATAGCGGAGAATCGTAGCCGCGTCTGGGGTCACTGCGTCTCCGCTCGGAGTCGCGATCCCGGTCCAGGTCGCCCCGATATCGTAAAGCTCGATGATCTCGTCCCAAAGCGCTTCGAGTTCGCCCTTGAGCCCCGAGGAGCCGTTGCGAATCGCGGCCTTCGATGCCGCATCGAGTTCCAACTCGGCCTCGCGAAAGCGAAGATAAAGCGAGTCGGTTCGGGCCGGAGCGCTTGGCGCGGTCCGAAAGCTCCAAAGCCCCGGGACCGCGATCGCGTCGGTGAGAGAGAAGCGAGCCGCCGATTCGGGATCGGTCTTCACTCGACCGTTGAGGAAGTTCCCGATGGCCGCCTCCGAGAATAGGAGAAGACACCCATCGCCTCGCTCGAGCGGGAAGACGAGGTCGGCCTTCGAGGTCGACGGGAAGACGACCGGGACTCCGTCGATGAAAGGAAGTTCGACTATCGAGCCGTCGCGAGTCCGCAAGTTCACCAGAGGCTCAACCCGGGCCGACCGCTCCTGCGCGTCGTAAGTCTCGATCCGGCCCGGGATGACGGTGTGGACCGTCTCGAGCTTTCGCGCGAGCCAGATATTGAGGATGTCGACGATTCCTTCGATTCCCGCCATTACTCACTCGCCTCCCCGCTCGCGCGAAAGTCTCCCCCGTAGTTATCGCCCTGAAACTGGACCTTCTCAACGATGAAGTTCCCCTCTACCCGCGGGGAGCGGACCGTCATGACCGAGTTCGGAAGAAGCTTCGGAATGAGGATGGTCTCGAAGCGAATCCGGCGTTTGTCGCTCTCCTCCGCTTCGGTAATGTCCTCGGCCGAGAGCAGCCCCGATCGGTAGGTGAGAATGAGAGACGAGAATCGAGAGACCGTTCCTCCGATTCGATAGACGACGATCTCGGAGTTGTCGACGTAGAGAGAAGCCCCTTCCGCTCTCAGAAGAGCTTCGCAGTAGTCGAGAGCCTTCCGAGCGGATCCCGCGAAAGCGAATCCGTTCGGAAGAGCGAAGCGAGCATTCTCCGATCCGAAGATAGCGAGCCCGAGCGCCGAGGCAAGGTCGTTCAGAGGTTGGGAGAGACGAGTCTTCGGAGCGTAGGATAGGGAGACGGTGACGCGGTCGAGAGCCGTCTCCTGGCCCCGAAGAGCCGAAGCCGATATCTCGGTGATCCAATCGCCTCCGGACTTCCGACTCTCGGCATCGGTAATCGAGCCGATGAAGAGAGCCCCGATCCCTTCGTCCTCGTACCCGGCCCGGAAGATGACGTTGCGCCCCCGACGTAGAATCTCCCGCCGGGTCTCTTCCTTCGCGTTGTAGACCGTGAATCGGGCCGACTGCTGGCCTACCGTAACGGTCCGCTCCACATCGAAGTCGATGTCAAGATCGGAGATGAGAAGGCCGGTCCCGTCGGAGCCGATCGAAAGCTCGACCACTCTATTCCAAGCCACGCGCGTCCTCCCACGTGTCGTATTCGGACGCGGTAATGTAGAAGAGATCCCACCCGGCCCCGAGGTCGCCGTATTCGATCTCATCTCCTTTACTCTCGTCGGTCTTGAAGACCACGAAGTCTCCGGGCAGATCGACAAGCGCCGCCTTCTTGTAGCGAAGAAGCGCGTAGCCGGGAACGATCTTCACTCCGGTGAGCCGGTTCGCCTCGGTCTCGAGCCAGAGATGATAGAATCCGCTTCGCGTATTGTAGAGGACCCGGACGCGGACGATCACCGAGTCGAGTTCGATCGTCTCGATCGCGTCCGCGCTTATCGCCTGGAAAGTCGGAATCTTCGTCATCAGGACGTTCCCTCCAAAGCGGCCGTAGCGCGAGCTTGCTCCGATGAGGAGAGCGGGACTCCGGTCTGGCGTCCGAGGTCGGACTGCGGGGCCGCTTGGCGCGAGAGATCGTCGTTCATGTCCGTGACGGTGATGTCGACCTCGAGGTTGACCCGACGGAGAGAGACCCGGCGGATCTCCCGGAAAGAGATATTGAGAGCGATCGCCTCTCCGGTCGCCTCGGACCGCGCTACGGAAATGTCGCGGATCGCATAATCTTCATAGACCGAGAGGACCGTGACGATCGTCACCGGCTCACGCGAGCGCCAGAGTCGGCGTATCTCATCGAAGGCGTCTTGCGCCCGGTTGCTCGTGAGCCCTTCGACCTTGAGAGAGAAATTGGAGATGAGCCCCGAGAGGGAGCCCGATACCAGTTCATTCTCGATATGGTCGGAGATCGTCGAGCCGTCCTCGATATCGTGACTCGAGATCGCATTCCCGAAGGAATGGTCCTCAGAGAGAATGAGATCGAAGGTTATCGTCCCAACTCCGTAAGGCCGGTTGCCCCGAAATAGGAGCGTGGCCGGTATCGCATCCGCCATCTAAAACTCCGCGTCCACGAGCAGTTTCCGAAGCTCGACCGCAAAGACCGCCTGGGCCGCCGTCTCGACCGCCCGCTTCGCGGTCTCGGCCGTCAGGCCGGTTCCGCCTCCGGCCGCCCCGGGCGGGACCGAGATCGTGATATCGTTGCGCATCGCCACGTTTGCGGTTCGATTCGCGTTATTAACCGTGCTCTGCGTATCGCCGGTCGGCGTCCCGGAGCCTTCCGGTCCCGTCCCGAGCTTCGGGATCCGGATATCGATTCCGGGGATCTTCGAGATCCAATCGGCGAGCGTAGAGACTCGCTCGATAACCCAATCCCAGACCCGGCGGAAGACGTTGAGGATTCCCTCCCACGCGAGCTTGATCGCTTCGACCGGATTCGTGAAGAGAATCCGCAGCCAATCTCCGACGGCTCCGGCCGCGTTCACGATCCCGTTGAAGATTCCTTGAATGAAGGTCGCGAATCCGCGCCATCTCGCCTCGAGGTCGAAGATCCAAAGAAGGATGTTCGCGATCGTCTCCCCCATCCTCTCCCCAAAGCGCTCGGCGAGAGCCGCGAGTTGGTCGATGATCCCGGCCGCTCCCCCGAGTTGAATCCCGAACATCTCCAAAAGCCTTTGGATCGGCGGACCGAATACGGAGCGGAAGAGATCGAAGAGAGGCTGAAGCCCGGCCAAGAGCCCTTTGATCAGAGCGAACATGAGCCGGAAGGGCGCGAGCATCCGCATAATCTGGGCTCGGATTCGAAGAGCGAAGAACCGAGCGAAGACCGCCACGATCGGGAGAAGAAGGTCCATCAGTTCCGCGAGTATCTCGGCCATGTCCAAAAGCGGAGGGACGATACTCTCGAGAGTCGCGGTCGATATCTCAGCGAGGATGACCGAGATGACCGCGAAGACCTGCTCGAGAATCCGGGAGACCGGCCCGAGGATCTGCAGAACGTTCATAAGCAGATCGCCGAGGATCGAGATGACCGGCCGCAGTCCGCCTACCACTACGCTAAGCAGATCGCCGATCGGACCTTGAACGAGCCCGATGAGAACCGTCGTGAGGTCTTTGACGACCGGGAGAATC